CAAACAATGATAAGGCATTTCCTTTAACCACTTAGTAGCTATATCTCTATAACTACAACCAGATGAATGACGTGACTCTGGTCTGTGAACTCTCATTGCATTAATGATTACACGCAACTCCAATTCATCACTTCCATTCCACTTCCAACTCATATAATATACTCCTTATTACATAACATATGTTGTACTACTATTAGCATAACACGGTTCCTGTTTTTTTACACTTTACGTGTAACACGGTTGTTTTTTTACAGTTTAAGTATAACACGGTTCATAATTACTTGTAATCTGAATACTCAAGTACTTCACATGCACTCATTAGCAATTGCCATAATGCAGTTTGTAGTTTTCTGTAGTTCTTTTGCTTGTTGAATATTGCATCACTAAATTCTCCTTGTACATATATATCATATTCAAGTATGTCTGCAAGTGCATCACAGCGTTTATAAAACTCTGCTGCTTTGTTGTCTGGATATTGTAAACTGTGATTTTGTAAGTGTTCTACTTGATCAGTGATCATTACTATAACCCATGCCCAATCATCATTGCTCATGTTGTTACGTAATCTATCTAATGGACTTTTTGGTACATACCCTGCTTTGTTTAAGCCAGCGCTCCAATCACTAAGCGTGGTGTGCTTACTGTAAGTATGATACTCTTTTATTTGTTTAAGTTGTTTTGGAAGTTTTAACATGTTGTATTCCTATTTGTTGTAATGGATAATTCCATTATACTTTTATTTATTAAGAACAGTGTAGTAACAGCTATAACGCGGTTAGAACCAGTCTTTTGATCTACATATTAAGTATAACACGGTTAGAACTAAAAGTCAAGAAAAAACCCAGGTAATCTAATACGTCTGGGTTAGTCTCGTTATATGAAGTAGTGGGCAGTACATTCTGCTGGATGTTTCAATGAAGATCATTAAAAGGAGTCACTTAATATGAGCTAAGTGGTAACCCCCATATAACTTTGCTAACGCTATTAGCCCTAGCAATGTATTTATTATAACACTAAGCTATTAGATTGTCAATGGTTTCTTGACTTACTGCTTCCATTCTTCTCATGTGATAATAAATGTTCATGTTTGGCACACCCATCTCTGCTGCTATTTCTTTAGTTGTCATGCCGTCTGTTATCATGCGCCATATTTTTATTGTGTCAGGTGATATGGTCATTCCTTCTTTGGTATTAACAGTTGTATGTACTCTTTGTGTTATTTGTATATACTGTATACTTTCTGGTGTGCGGTTATCAAGCAATGCATCTGGATGATACGCAAGCTTGTGTTTAATTCTAAGTTCAGTAACTGGTGCGCGTCTACGCAATCCGTGTAGCTCTAACCATTGGTTAATGCATAATGCATTAGTGCCAACTGCTACACCTCTGTCTGTCATTATGTAGAAACTGACTGTTCCTGGAATTGGTTCTAATACTTTTTGTACTATTACAAAATGTACTAGGTATCTATAGTTTTCAAACTCCATTGCATTTCTAAAGATGCTAGGAAGCTTGGCTTGCGCTTTTGGGGCTTTTATGTACATGGGGTAGGGTCCTTGTTTTGGTGACTACATGTAGTCCTATAATTGTTCTAGAGTGGCCTTAATTGACTACATGTAGTTAATATTATTTAGTACGTGCCGCCATCCACAACTGTAGCTACAATGTCTGCTGCTTCCCATCTACTGGCTCCACCATTCCATTGCAATGATTGTCCATCTGACGGTACAGTTGGTTGTACTACATTATTTAAATCATGCAATGCTAATGAAACAACACCTGTTTGTCCGTTAACGGATTCAACTGCAACGTCTGTATTTTCCCATAAGGAAGTTGCAGTGTTCCAAGCAATAACTTGTCCATTAGTTATTGCTGTAATAGTTACATCACTTAAATCTTCCAGTGATGTAACTTCACCAGTTGTAACATTTTCCCATTTACTAGTTGATGTGTTGTAGCGTAGTATTTGGTTATTAACCAAAGGTGCTGTGATTGTAACATCACTTAGTTTATTTAGATTTATACTTGCTTCAAGGTCAGCGCCACTTGGAGTGTATTGGTGTAATGTTCCTAATCCTAAATTTATTCTACTCATTATAGTTCCTTTGCGCTGTTGTATGTAGTAGCTGATAGTTCAACAGTATTATCTTCAGTAAGTTTAAGCTCTTGTACTCTCCAAAACTTTTGTGTTTCTCCAGCACCAGTGCCCCAACCAAAGTCTTCATGTCTAACTTCAATAATGTCACCACTTCTAAGTAATAAGGCAACGTGTGCAACTGTCATAGCAATTGTTGATTCATCTCTGCTAATATTTACCGTTTGTTCAATTAGCTCACCAACTAGCGTAGAATCTGTAAGCATTGTGTAATCTTCTTGTGTTTCAAGTACACTACCATTGTCTTCTGCAATCCAAGCATCATTCTTGTATATAGTTAAATCATCATTATACTTTGTTACTGGATTATTAAACAAGCCAGTTGCTTTGTTTAACTTTCTTGCTTTAGTTGGAAGTGTTAAGCTTATGTCACCAATGATTTGCGTTTTAGTAAATATTGCGCTTGCAGGAATGCCTACTTCTTCATTTTTCTTGCGTATACGGAATTGGTATTCACCATCTACAAATATCATCATGCCATTACATGTTTCCATGATCTCACCAATGTTATCAAACAACTGTTTTTCTGATTGTAAGTATCCGTTTAAGTTGTAACCTAATCCACCTCTACTTGCATCACAATCAATTCTTGCTTGTTGGAAACTTGCTAAGTTTATTTCTGTACCTGCAATCCATACTTCATTTTCATTTCTATCAAGTCCTTTGCCATAGTATCTATCAATTAAATAATCATATAAAATATCTGCAGGATTTTGATCAGCACCAGTTGTATAATTGCCTGCGGTCATGTCTCCAATTGTGTCACCATCTACTAATGTACTAACATCTAACATCTTCTTACCTGTTAGTACTGCTGTAAAGGTTGGTAGTTGCCCACCAAACTTATCACCATTTGCTTCTATTACGCATGTTATGTAACTAATGCCTTGTAACCTGTATGATGCATTCCATCTAGAACTACCAACACTTGTTGAAATTGCTGTGTCATATGTTTGTGTAGATGTACCAGGATACCAGTTCCATGTCATAGTAGCGCCACTATATATTTTACCAGAAACAAAGTTACTTAATGTATAACCACCATTTCCATTGTCTGCTTTAGTGCCACCGCTTGCGCTGTCCCACATGATTGTATCATTGAACCAAAGTTGTTCAATGTCTGTTACTTCACCTTCACACATTGCTATTACCATGTTTAGATGCGTAGTGTATCTTACTTCTGTATCATTGGGTGCAGCTGGATCTGGAACATACACTTCTTGAATAAGACCTGCTCCATCACTTGCTTCAACATACACACGTGTTCCACCTATACGCTGTCTTCCGTACAATGGATAAATTGGATCATTGTTTGATTGTTTGTTTACCAGAACATTACTACGTGCGGCTCTTGCTTGAGCTTCTTGTTTCTTCTGTGCTTTGCGTTGTTGATTGTAACTATAAAGACTAACCAACATCTTAATAATAAACTTTGTGAAAGGATCAAGTCCCATTTAAATTCTCCATATAGTATGTTCAAACATTGTTTCCAATGGATACCTTCTTAAACCTTTGGAGTCATCTTCTATGCCCCATGCTTGTTCCATTAACACTAGATACGCACTAAAAAAGAATCTGTTGTGTTTTACCATAACAATATCACCATCATGTACTTTCTCATCATGTATTTGGGTGTAGCCGTTATCTGAGAACCATTTTTCAAGACTTATCTCTTTAGCAACTCTAATAGCACCCTTTAAGTCATTGTATTTATTGTAAATTTGTTTAACTGTGTTTGTGCCAAATCTAAGATCATGCCATTCCATGCCAATTGTGCAACAGTCATTTTTACCACGCACCCATGGTTGGTTTTGCTTTTCAGCAACAAACATTGCTAACTTGAGGGTTGACTCTTTGTCCATTTATACATCCTCTTTCCAGACAACTTCCTTCTGAATATCAACTGCATAATCAAATCCTAAGTCTGCTGGAAAGAATTCCTGTTGACTCTTACTGTTTGTATATCTAGTTGATACTCTATCAAAGTCTGTCC